CCCGGACTGCCCGCCGAGCCCGGAGGAGATCCTGCCGCGCGGCGAGTTCGACGGGACGTGGATCGAGGGCGATGGGGAATTCCCTTGGCTGCCAAAGGAATGGGTCGAGGGGCTCACCGGCGGGCAGCGCTTCGAGGCACGGGCCGTGGACGAGGAGATCGGCGAGGACGAGGTGCGCCGGTGGATCGCGGACCGGCCGGACCCGGAGAACCCTTGCTCCCACACGCGAAAGCAACTCACGCAGTGGACCGTTAAGCTCCAGCGGGGCGCGGATGATGGCGGCGCGCACCAGGAAGCGGTCGACTGCATCTGGGCCGCGCTGTCCGACGCCCGGCAGGGGCACCGCGGGCTCGGCTGGCTGCTTACCAAGCTACGCAACGTCTTCCTCCAAGCCGTCAAGGATCGACGCCCCGACGAGGGCTCCGCCCGGAAGGAGTGGGCGCGGGCCGTCCTGCGCGGGGCGAACAAGGTGATGAACGACGGGAACGAGCCTGAGGAGGAAGACCCTTGCGAAGCGCTGTCATCTGGATTGGGCTCGAACTCGCAGGAGCCATCGCGCTCTGGAAGTGGGAAGAAGTCCAAGAAGACGTCAAAGCGTTCATCCGATGGATCCGTTGGCTCGGCGGACATCGAGACGGAACTCAATGACCTTGGCAACGCCAACCGGCTCGTCCGCGTCATGGCCGGGCGGGCTCGCTGGGTCGAGGCCTGGCAGGCTTGGCTGGTGTGGGACGAGGAGGAGGGGCGCTGGAAGGAGGACACCGAGGGACAGGTGGAGCGCTGGGCCGTCAAGGCTGCCATGCAGATCGAGGAGGAGGCAGCTTATCTCGCGAACGGCGAGAACGGCGAGGCGCTGGTGAAGGCGTTCATGGCCCACCGTAAGGCATCGCTGAAGGTGGGATCGCTCCGGGCGATGCAGGAGATGGCCAAGGACCGCAAGGGAATTCGCGTCCTGGCCGACGAGATCGACGCGCAGCCCCGGCTGCTCGGGACGCGGGACGGCGTGATCTCGCTCGGGAACGACTCCGCCCAGCATCGCAACGGCGAGTGGGCCCGCGACAAGTTCATCACGATGCGGACGGCGGTGCCATATAAGGCTGGGGCGGCGAACTCCTCGCCGATGTGGAACGAGTTCCTGGAGCGCTTCCAGCCGGACGAGGAGGTGCGGGACTGGCTGCAGCGGATCGTCGGCTACTCGCTGCTGGGGTACAACCCGGACCGGCTGCTGATCGTCATGCACGGCAAGACGTCCACCGGTAAGAGCACCTTCGCCGAGGCGATCCGGACCGTGCTCGGGGACTACGGCGGGCCGATGACGGCCTCGGTACTCCGGGACAATCCGGACGACCGGCCGCGCCCGGATCTCCTCGCCGCCTTCTCCCGGCGCGTGATCGTGGCGGAGGAGCTGTCGGCCGCGCAGCACCTCCACGCGGACCAGATGAAGCGCATCACCGGCGGTACGGCCATTACAGCGCGCGGGATGCGGTCCAACATCTACATCGTCCGGCAGCCCGCCTTTACGCCTTGGATCGCGACGAACGAGGTCCCGACGATCGAGGGCGCCGATAAGGCGTTGCTCCGGCGCGTGATCGTGGTGCCGTGGACCGTCCAGATCCCTCGCGACGAGGAGGACACGTTCTACTTCGAGCGGCTGATGGAGGAGGCGGCCGAAGCCGTGCTCGCCTGGGCCGTTGAGGGCTACGACAAGTGGCTGAAGGCGCCGAAGCTCTCGGCGCTACCGGCGGGCGCTCTCGCAGCCGCAGGCGAGTTCGCGGAGGGCGTGAACGACCTCGGCGCGTGGATGGCCGCAAGGCTCGATACGGGCGACGGGTACCACGAATTGCCGTCGCGGCTGTATGAGGACTACGTGATCTGGTGCGAAGAGAATGGCATTCCCGAGCGCGATCGACTGAAGCTGACGATGTTCGGACGGCGGCTGAACGGGCTCGGTCTGGAGAAGGTGAAGAAGACTGTGAATGGCAAGCAAATCTGGGTCCGGACGGGCGCCCGGATCGTCGAAGGCGCCTCGGCGAACTCAGCCTAGTGAACTCGGCCTAGCTAGGCTGAGTAGGCCAAGGCTAGGCCGAGTTTCTCGGCGAACTCGGCCTAGCCTATTTGCCCTGGTCAAGTTGATGTTTTTAGTAGTAGTAGTCTGGGTAGGCTGGGTTTAGATAGGTCGTAGTACGAGACGGTACGTATTTCCCCTGGTCGCGTCTCGCGAGTTGCTATAAATCTCGCGTTTCGCGTAGTCCGCCGCTAATTTCATGAAACCCGGCCTAAGATCGTTTAGGAGAGCAATGCGTCGCTATCGCGTCGTTCCGAAATGGTTCGTTTCCGTCGAGCAGCAAAGTGCCGGAGTATGCGGCCACATTGGCTACCGGACCCCACAGCTATGGCGCGTATTCGCGTCGGATCGCAGCGGCCGGTATCGCGTCGCTTGCTATCGCCTCGGGTGTACGCCGACCGATTCGATTGGCGGGCCGTGGACAAAGCAGTTCGAGGTCCTGAATGGCATTCGGACTAGGGTTATTGGTGGAGGTGAGGTGGAATGAACTACAAACCAACTGTCGGCGAAACGGAGTTCGGTGGGGTCGCCGGGATGTACCCGGACGCCAATCTGGCATCCCCGGATCTGGAGCAGCAGACCTGGGCCATCTACGCGACGAACGAGGCCGGTGGGCTCGACGACGCCGGGGCTGACACGGCCGACGTCGAGTGGGGCCGGAAGCACATCGGCGACGCCAAGCAGAGCTACTGAGCAACGCCTAGCGCCACCAAGCCAATCCGGAGATGATCGGGGCTCCGCTCGCGAAGGCCGGGCGGAGCCGAGGAGGAGAGCAATGGAAGACTTTGCCCAGCTGGCCTACGAGGCCTGCCAGAAGTACCTCATGGAGAATGCCCCGGACGAGGCCGACCGCTACGGGTTCGAGGGCGGGATGCCTTGGCACGAGCTGCCGCCCGTGTACCGCGCGGCATGGGACGCGGCGGCGCAGGCGGTCCTGAACACGTGGGACCCGGTCACGGAGATGCGGGCGTGAGCATCCTCTCGGACCGCGACATCCGGCGAGCGCTCGATCGAGGTGACATCCGGATCGGCTACGCGGGGGCAAGGGAGTGGGAGGATGCCCCCGAGGAGCCGTGGCGCATTCAGCCCTCCTCGCTGGAGGTGACGCTGGGGGTCGGCCACGGGTCGCTCCTCGGGTACACGCGGCCGATGACGGGCTCGCCGGTGGGGATCGTCGACCCGGAAGACCCGCCCGCGATGTTGCCGCGCGTATGGGAGCGCACAGCGCGCAAGGACGAGCGCGGATGGCGCCCGTTCTACATCTTGCGGCCGGGGGAGTTCGTTCTGGGCTCGACGGCCGAGCAGCTGTTCATCAGCCCGGCCCTCTGCGCCGCCATCGAGGGCAAGTCGTCGCTCGGGCGCCTCGGGCTGATGATCCACGCCACCGCCCGCTTCATCGACCCCGGCTGGGTGGGGCGCCTGACGCTGGAGTTCTTCAACGCCTCACCGCGCCCGATCCGGCTGTGGGGCGGGATGCGGATCGGGCAGGTTCGCTTCGAGCGCCTCTCCTCGCCCTCTGAGCGGCCCTACGGCGATGAATCCCTGGGGAGCCACTATCAGGGGAGCGTCGATACTGTTCAGGCCAGCTCCGTGGCGTACGTGGCTCCGGAGCCCGTTCTCCTGACGACCGATACCGACACGCAGATCAGGCATGCCCGTTGCGAAACGCCCTCGTTGGTCGCGGCCGGGGGCGACCTCGTGTGCCGCTCGTGCGGGACGTCGCTGGCGTTGCCACCGCCTGCCTAGCGTCGGCTACGGTAGGAAGCGCTTGGGGGCTAGGCTGCGGGAGACGCGATGGTTACCGCGGTCGACGGGCTGACGCGCAGTCCGCCTCTCGGCGCCCGAGGGCTTCGGGCCGCAGCGGTTCGCGGCGCTGTTGGCCGACAATGGGGTGACAAACCCTGCGCTCGGGTTGAGGCGCTCCGTGCCGTGGGGAAGCGGCCGGAGCGCCTACCCATACCCGGCCAGGATCGGAGACACGACAGTGCCAACCCCACCTAGGAAGCGAGCGCCCCTCCGCGCGGTGCCCGATGTCGAGGAGGCGCCTCCGGAGCGCTCGGCGAGGGCGAAGCGAACCAACCCCGATGCGCGCCCGAACGGGAAGGGTGCTGACTCCCCGGTCAAGAAGTGGGAGGCAGCCGGGCGCCCGGTCGGCAAGAATCGGCAGCACAACGAGGCCATGGCGGTCCACAACCACGGGCCGGACCTCCCGCCCGGGAAGGCCGTCGCGTGGCTTCCCTCGGCCGACGAGGTGCCGCCGAAGCCGACGACCGAGCCCGCGATGGAGTGGCCCGGCCTCGGCCATATGCGTGACGGGCACCCGGAGTGGCAGCTACGGACCATCTTCGTCTCCGATGACAAGCACGCGCTCAAGACCGCCTTCGAGGCGGGCGAGGACATCGTGGTGCGCCGGGAGTGGCAGGTTCGGTGGGTCCCGCCGGACGAGCGCCGGTGCAACGCTCGGGCGGTCGGGAAGATCAGCGAGTGGATGGGCAATCGCTGCACCATGAAGGCGATCAAGGGCGGCCGGGTCTGCCAGGCGCACGGCGGGCGGCTCTCGACCGTCAGGAAGGCGGCCCAGGCCACCCTCGCCCGAGCGGCGCTCCCGGCGGCCGAGAAGCTGGTCCACATCGCGCTCAACAAGCGGGGCGTCTCGGACGCCGATCGGATCAAGGCCATCGTGCAGATCCTCGATCGCGCCGGGGTCGAGGGACGCCAGACGATCGAGCTGGAAGTCAAGCCTTGGCAGGCCGTGCTGGAGCGCGTGTACTCGGACGTCTCCGGCGTGCCGATCGACGCCGAGGAGGTCGAGGGCGTGGACTACGAGGTGGATGACGAAGAGAGCGAGCACCTGGAGAGCGAGGGCGACGAATGAAAGCGCCGCAGCCCAACGTGGTCCTGGCGTTGGTGGACGAGGCGGGTAACGAGTGGGTGGCGGCCGCCCGGATGTGTCCCATGATCCGCTACGCCGATGGGAATCGGGTGGAGTGGCTCGCGCCTGAGAGCCTCAAGGATCGCGCCTTCACGCTGACCTCGTTCAAGATGATTCGTCGGCCAGGGGATGTGTGATGGAGGGCGTGGTCCTCGACATGCGGGATGCTACGGTGGAGTTCGAGTGCTACACGGACGAGACCGGGCAGCGCATCGTCAACCTCCGGCTCCACAACGACAAGGGCGCCCACGCGCTCATCCGGCTCGCCAACGTGAATCTGTTCATCTTCGACGATGGAGAGGCCGACGAGCCTTCGTGGCGCGAGGTCCCGCTACCGATCGAGTTCCCGGGCCTGAAGTCCGAGGCGGGCCGGAAGGCGGCTGCTGCCCTTGGCCTCTCGGGCGTCAGCGTCTACGAGGAGGGCAAGCGAGTTGGCTAACAGCGCGCTCGCCGCTCGGCTGGAGGAGGGCTTCCGGCAGCAGCTAGGCTGGACGCCCCACAAGGCCCAACGGGAGCTGATCGAGAGTCCGGCGCGTAACCGCGTGTTCGCCGGAGGGCGCCGCGTCGGTAAGAGCCAGACCGGTGGGCATCTCCTGATCCCCAAAGCCTTCTCGGCCTTCGGCGAGCGCGCCACCCTAGAGCACCACGGCATGAAGCGGTGGTACTGGATCGTGGGGCCAGAGTACAGCGACTCCGAGAAGGAGTTCCGCGTGCTCTACGATGGACTCAAGCGCCTCGGCGTCCCGTTCGACCACCCGGGGACCTACAACAACCCGCACGGCGGCGATATGCACATCTCGCTGTGGGGCGGGCTCTTCAAGGTGGATGCGCTCTCGGCGAAGTACCCCGACACGCTCGTTGGCGAAGGCGTCTCCGGGGCAGTCTTCTCGGAGGCGGCGAAGCTCAAGCCCACCGTGTGGCCGAAGTACGTCCGGCCGACGCTCGCGGACTACAAGGGGTGGGCCTACTTCGGCTCGACCCCGGAGGGCAAGAACTGGTTCTACCGGATGTGGCAGGCGGGCCAGGACCCCACCCTCACCGACTGGGCCTCCTGGCGCGTCCCCTCGTGGGCCAACCCGTATGTGTACCGGCAGCAGAAGGTCCACGGGGCGAAGGCGGATCAGGCCGTCGCCGAACTCCTCCGCGCCATCCGGCTCCGCGAGTGGGGCGAGGGCGCTTCCTCCTGGGCGGAGTACGGCGACATCCTCGGGCTCGACCCGGAGATCATCTCGATGGCGCTTGACCTCTCGCAGGAGCTGTTCAACCAAGAGGTGGCGGCGCTCTTCAACGAGTTCGTGGGGCGCGTCTTCAAGGAGTTCGACGAGGAGGTCCACGTTGGCGACTTCGAGTACGACCCAGAGTGGACCACCTACGCCGCTCTGGACTATGGGTTTACCAACCCTTTCGTGTGGCTGCTCATACAGATTGATCCCCATCGTACGAATATCCGGATCATCGATGAGTACTATGAGACGGGCCGCACTACGGAGGAGGCGGGCGCCGAGATTCTGGCGCGTGGCCTCGCGCCAAAGAGCATTGTCCGCTTCTTTCCGGACCCCGCAGAGCCGGATCGCTCTGTCCAGCTTGGCAATCTACTCCAGATCCCTTCGGCAAGTGGTACCGGTGGTCCTCTGGCGGATCGCCTCGAATGGATCCGGCGCAAGCTCCGCCCGGCCGACGCGGTAGCGAACCTCTCGCCGGACCACCCGGAGTGGGTGCCCCAGCTCCAGATCAACCGGCGCTGCAAGATGACCATCCGGGACTTCAACAACTACCGGTACCCCAAGAGCGCCGAGGAGGCAGCCGAGAGCGGCCAGAACCTCCCCGAGGCGCCGCTGAAGAAGGACGACCACGCGCCGGAGGCGCTCGGCCGTCTCATGGCGGGGCTATTCGGCTCTCCGTGGGCGCTCGGCGATTCTCCAGCCCGCCAGAGTAGGGCTCGGGTCGGCCGCACGGCCGGACGTCGCGTTGGGCGCGGCCGGTAAGCTAAGCCAGCGATAGGAGGGGTGACGCCAGATGGCGAATGACAAGAAGTACAACAGCGTCATCGCGACGCTAAGCCTGCCCATGCCAACCTGGGTCACCGATGGCCAGGATCAGCGTCGGGTGGCCGCGTACGATGGCTATGACTTGATGTACATGAATACGCCCGACACCTTCCCGGTCCGGGGCGGAGTGACGGACGTCCCGCTGTACGCTCCGGGTGCCAAGCGCATCGTCGAGGCCGTCGTGCGCTACCTCGGCAAGGACTGGGCCTGGGTCGTGGAGAACGCTGACCCGAACGTCGACCCGGCGAGCGACTCCGGCGCGATCGACCTGACGCTGGCGTTCCACAACCTGTTCGTCCGCGAGGAGTTCAAGTCGCAGCTCTACTCGCTGAAGCGCCACATGGTGCAGCGGGGCGACGCGGTGTTCCACATCACCGCCAACCTCGGCGCCCCGGCAGGCTTCCGGATCTCGATCGACGAGCCCCACGCCCGCAACGTCTTCGCCATCCCGTTGGCGACGAACGACGCTGTGACGATCGGGTACTACCTCGTGGACCTGATCTACGCGGACGACGGCAAGACACAGATTGCCCGGCGCCAGGAGTACCGCTACGACCCGGCGGGCTCGGGCCAGATCTGGTCGCAGCTGACCTTCTGGGAGACCAACGCCTGGGACGACCGTTGGGTGGGGCACCCCGCGCTCAAGCCGGTCGAGCCGCCCACCGCCTACAAGCAGGACCCGGCGCTGACACAGGCGATGACGGGCGGGTTCCTCCCGGCCTCGATCAAGAGCCTGCCGGTGTACGTGTTCCGGAACGGCCGGGAGGGCGGCGAGCGCTGGGGCTCCTCTCAGGTGGCCGGTCTGGAGACACTCATCGGTGGCGTCAACAACACCGTGACGGACGCCGACATCACCCTCGCCCTCAACGGGCTCGGGCTCTACGTGACGGACTCCGCGCGGCCAGTCGACGAGGCCGGGGTGGAGACCGACTGGGTGGTGGCGCCGGGCTCGGTCCTGGAGGTCCGGACCGGTACCAAGTTCGATCGCGTGGCCGGAGTCTCCTCCGATGGCATGAAGGCGTTCGGCGAGCACCTGGAGTACCTCGGTGACACCATCGACAAGTCGGCCGGGCTCTCTGCGACGGCGGTCGGGAACGTGGACGCCTCGGTGGCGGCCTCGGGCGTCGCGCTCCGGCTCGACATGGCGCCGATCCTCGCGGGCAACGAGGAGCGCGAGACGGAGCTGTTGGGCCGCCTGGACCAGATGCTCTTCGACCTGATGACGATGTGGCTCCCGCTCGACGGGACCTCGGTGCCCCCGGGCTACATGATCACGAACAGCTTCGGCGACCCACTGCCGCGCGACCGGGCCGCCATCCTCAAGGAGGTCACCGACCTCTTCGGGGCGGGACTCATCACGCTGGAGTTCGCGGTCGACTACCTGAGCAAGATGCTCGGCTTCCAGTTCCCGGAAGGGATGCTCGCCGAGCTACAGAGCGAGAGCGTGGCCGCCGT